AGAGAAAATGTTAGCACTAATGGTGCTAAAATTTATATAGATGGAGTTTTAGAGGCTACTGGAACTGTTTCAGGAAACTTAACTGGTTGGTCAGGTAATCTACGCATCGGAAGAAATCCTGAAAATTATTCAACTGCCTTAGATGGTTTTATTTCAAATTTTAGAATAACACACTCAGCTGTTTATACATCCGCTTTTACTGCTCCAACTGCTCCATTTGAAGACCCTACAACTCACGGTGAATTAGCAGTATATTTTGATGGTAGTGGAGATTATTTAGAGGCTTTTGATAATGGTAGATTAGACTTAGGTACCGGTGATTTTACAATAGAGGCTTGGTTGTATCTTGACTCTGCACCACATGATTATCAAATGATTGTGGCATCAGATGGTGGTAATCAATATGTAACTTTAAGAGCAAGTTCTGTGGCGGTTAGAATTACATCTGAACACGCAATTAGCTATGGTACTACACCTGTGCCTAATGAGTGGTTTCACTTAGCTGTGGTGCGTTCAGGTTCAACAGTAACAGTATATATTGATGGTACTTCAATAGGCACAGCAACTGATTCTGGTGATTTCAACTTAAACTCTGGTGGAACATTCATAGGTGCTTTTCAAGGCCCAACTCATTATTTTGATGGTTATATTTCAAATTTAAGAGTTACAAAACAAGCTTTATATACTTCAACTTTTACACCTAGCACATCACCATTTACATTAACATCCCAAAGCGCCACATCATCAAATGTAGCATTACTTACTTGTAATGGTAAAACATTTCAAGATTATTCAAATTATAATCATGCACTTTCAAGGTATGGTAATGCTCACATATCAGAGTTTGGCCCATTTGGTGATGGGTATTGGAGTAACTACTTTGATAATGATGGAGATTATATTACTATACCTGATGATGATTCTTTACGTTTAGGTACAGAAGCGTTTACTATTGAAGCATGGGTTTATCCTACATGGAGTTCACCTGATACAAATGAACCAATAGTAGCATCAGGTACAACTGGTTCTGGGACAATCTATTTGAGTGTCCAAAGCTCTAGTGTAGTAAGATTTAATCATGGTAGTGCGTCCATTAATTCAACTGGTACAATTTCTCCTAATCAATGGACACATATTGCGGTTGTTCGTGAAGGAACAGGGACAAATCAAACTAAAATTTATATTAATGGCGTAAATGATGGAACTGGAACTGCTTCTACTGATTTAAACTCTACTTCTGGATTGAGAATTGGTCGAAATAGAGGTGGTACCGCAAGATATTGGCAAGGCTATCTTTCTAATGTAAGGATAGTTAAAGGCACAGCTTTATATACATCAACTTTTACTCCTTCAACTACTCCATTAACAGCAGTAACAAATACGGTTTTACTTACTTGCCAATCAAGCAGGTTTATTGATAATTCAGCCGAATCACATTCTTTAACCGCATATGGTGATTCAGAGATTAGTGAACTCATACCATTTGAATACTTAAAAAGACAAACAAAATTAATTACTTGTCAAGAAAACAGATTCAAAGATATAATCGATTATAGACATTCAGTTACCCCATCAGGTAAAACAAAAGTATCCACAGTATCACCTTTTTCAAATCCATCATACAAAACTGCAAATACAGGTGCAATTTACTTAGATGGCACTAGTTTTGTTACAGTTGATGACCAAGCTGAAAGTTTTAAATTTGGCACAGAAGATTATACAATGGAAGCTTGGGTTTATGATTTATCAACTGATACAGCTCAAAGAACTATTTTTGGCCGTAATGCAACAGGCAATCAATCAATGCCATATGTTTACAAAGTACCATCATCAGAAGTTTTTGGTTTATATTATAGTAATCAAACAGCATCTACAACAAGAAAAATATACAAAGGTGAGTGGACTCATTTAGCACTTTGTAGGGAAAATGGGACATCCAGATTATTCATTAATGGTGAATTACAAGGTTCGGGGTCTGATACAACAAATATAACATCACCTGTAAAACTTGTAATTGGTAACAATGGTGGTTCTTCATCAAATTTAGGTTGGAATGGTTACATTTATGGTGTTCGTGTAGAAAAAGGCCGTGCAAGATATACATCAAACGCATCTTTTAAGCCAGCATCGACACAACCATCTTTAGCAAATAGTGCAAACACAGGTGTTATAACAACAAATCAGTTTAGTAATTTCTTTGATAATGCAGGTGATTATATCGCAAACACATCTATAACACCTATAAATGATTATGCTTTTGGTTATAATGATTGGACAATAGAAGGTTGGATTAACCTTAATAAGAGTGCAAGTAACAATATATTTGACCCAAGAAATAGTGGGGTTCAAGGCGTTTATCCTATGATTTGGGTAAATGGATCTAGTCAACTATCCTTCTGGAGATCAACCGCAAATAGAATTGTATCAAGAACACTATCAGTTGGTAAATGGTATCACTTTGCTTTTGTTCGCTCAGGTGGCACGACTAAACTATACTTAGATGGATTAAAAGAGGGTGGTGATTATGCAGATACCGGTGATTATCTAGCACAAAGAATAATAATAGGTATGAACGCTAATGGTTCATCTTACCCTTACTACGGTTGGCTTCACGGTCTAAACATACTAAACGGTGTTGCAAAATACACATCGAACACATCAATTACATACAGTCCAGTTTCAAAAATTGAAACAGCAAATACAAATGGCTCATTTAGTCGTTACATACCCGGTCTAAACACAAAAATTGCCATACCTACAACTGGTTTACCAACGGGCTCAGCACACAGAACAATAGAATGTTGGCTTAAAGTTACAGCGTTTGGTAATCAATCTACACAATATATGATAGCGTATGGTCAAAATAGTGGTAGTAAAGTTTATTCGATAGGCCTTACTTCAGGTGGTGCTCTAAGAGTTGTAGGTTATAGTAATGACTATAGCACATCTGTAGTCGTGCCATTAAAAACTTGGTTTCATTTAAGTGTAAATTATGATGGTACATATAACACCATATTTTTAAATGGTATGATGGTTGATAGAAGAACATTTTCAATTAATACAGGAACTCATACACATTTATATGTAAATGCTGATGCAGCCGGTGGTTCTGGCACATATGCACATCAAGAGGGGATTCAAATATGTGATTTAGCTGTATATAATGTTGCAATACGATCAGCAGTAGCAACTTCAGGCTTTATACCTCCTACGTCAGCAACAACGGTTGCATCAAACAATAATATTGTTTTAATAGGTTGTCAATCGAATACAGATATTGAATTAACAAGCGGTGAATTTAAGGGTGGGTATGACCAATCAGCATTATCATCTGAAACACCTTTTGATAATGGGTATTGGAGTGTATACTTTGATGGCAGTGATTATCTAACATTTCCTTCAAGCACAAATTTTGTACCAGGATCAGGAGAATTTTGTTTAGAATTTTGGTTTAAAGGTGTGTCTGATGGATGGCTAGTAGGTAACAGATCTGGTGGTTATCATCCCATAGCAACATATTTAGATCTTAGTAATAGTAGAATAGTAGTATGGATGTCTAATAATGGAGGCTCATGGAACATAATTAATAATCATTATGTAACAGGAGTTACATCAGGACAATGGCATCATTTTGCTTTATTACGAGATTCTTCAAATCAAATTATTTCATATCTTGATGGTTCAGGTACAACAATCACAACATCTTCAGCATCATTCACTTCAGCTCAAAACTTTTATGTTGGAGGAAGTCCTGAAGGTGGGCTAGATATGGCTGGTCATATTTCAAACTTGAGGTTTGTAAAAGGTTCTAGTGTATACACAGGTTCATTTACACCCTCAACAACACCTTTAACATCAATTACAGATACTAAGATACTTACTTGTCAATCAGGTGCTTTTTTAGATAATTCAACTGCAAATTCTGGTCTTGGATATTCTATGACTTTATCTGGTGATCCAAGAGTTTCTCGTTCAAGGCCATTCTCAACTGAACTCTCAAGAGATCAAGTTTTATTGGCTTGTCAAGATAAAGAAGTGCAAAAAGACAATTCACATTTAGATACAAAATTTACAAAAACTGGTGATGTAACAAGATCCGCAGACAATCCATTTGATGATGGTTTCTGGTCTGCTGATTTTGATGGAACATCTGACTCATTTACAATAGAGTCCACAGCTGCATTACAACTACCTGATGAATTTACAATTGAATTTTTTATGAAACTTGACACGGTAGTTGTTGATGCTCAACACCCAAGCCCGATTACTTTTCCTAGTAATGGGTCTTATGTAACACAAGTTTATGTGCAAGCGACTAATGGCTATGTTGGTTTATATTACAACGGCGATATTGTAAAATCAGCAAATGGTTCAATCGTAGCTAATAGGTGGTATCATGTCGCTGTAGGTAGAGATTCTTCAAATCAAATAGCTTTATGGCTTGATGGCGTAAGAGTTGCAACAGCTACAAACGGATTCTCTGTTGGTAACTCTTCGGGTACTTTTAGGGTGGGGTCTTACAGCGGGACTGGCGGTGATGTAAATGGAAAAATTTCTAATTTAAGAATTGTAAAAGGTACTGATGTATATGGATATTCCAACGCAACAATTACAGTACCAACATCACCACTTACGAAAATAAGTGGCACTTCATTACTTACCTGCAAATCATCAAACTTTGCAGATAATTCTGATAGTTTATATAAAATTACAGAAAGTGGTGCAAACACAAGACCAGTTTTCCCTGACACTTTTGCAAATACAATACCACAACAAACAACACTCTTAGCGGGTAAATATCGTGGTTCTATTCGTAATGTTGGTTTCTTAGATGAGAGTAGTAACAATACAACAGTTGTGTCTCAAAATCAAGTTACTCAAGGTAGCTTCACACCACATTATCCGCTATCAGGTTATTGGAGTGGATATTTTGATGGAAGTGGTGATAATTTAACAACAGCAGCTAGTTCTGACTTTACTTTTGGAACTGGAGATTTTACTATTGAAGCTTGGGCACGTCCTAATGGTGTAAGTGGTATTCAGGTGCTTTGTGATTTAAGGTATAATAATAATTCAAGTACCGACAATATTTCTGCTCTAGTTATGTTTGGTGCTACGCTAGGATGTTATATCGGAGCTAATAAAACGGCGGGTACCGACATACCAATTGTTGCAAATAAATGGCAACACTTATGTATTCAAAGAATAAGTAGTACACTATATTTTTCTGTTGATGGTGTTATGAGCTCAACAACTGTTGGTTCATCAGAAAACCTTAGTAACACTGGTTCAAGAGCCACAATTGGTGGTAATGTAGACCAAACAAGTGTATCTATGTATACTGGGTACATTTCAAATCTCAGGGTTGTCAAAGGCAGCGGAGTTTATGGTACAAGTAATTTTACACCAAGCACATCTCCGTTTACGACCACATCTCAGGGTGTTACAGCATCAGAAGTATCACTTCTTACTTGCCAATCAAATAGATTTATAGATAACTCAAATTCAGAACATTCTTTAACTGTAGGTGGTAATACTAAAATAAAACCTTTCTTCCCATTTAGTCTAACAACATCTTATGACCCTTATGACCATGGTGGTTCTGCATATTTTGATGGTGGTGATGATCGTTTAAGTTTACCTTTATCAAATTTTACAAATTTATTAGGTAATGATTTTACTTTTGAATGTTGGTATTATGGTGAAACAAGTTCAAATGCAAACAAAACACTATTTTCACAGGGTAGTGGGTACTCACCGTTTAGTGTTTATCACTATGGTAATGGCATTAGATATAATTTATCTACTGGAGGTTCTTGGACTAAACAAGACACAACAACATATGGAACAAATGGATATATTAATCAATGGAATCATGTTGCTATTTCTCGTAGTGGTAGTAACTTTGCAGCTTTTCTAAATGGAACTAGAGTTGATAATTATACAAATGCAATTACTTTAATGACACCAACACAGAGTACTCATATCGGGGCCAGAAACGGAAATGATTTTGATTATAAAGGTTATGTATCATCATGGAGACTTGTCATAGATGAAGCCATATACGATCCTACTCAAACTACTTTAACCTTACCTACATCGCCATTCCGTAATACTGCAAATACAAGAGCATTATTAAACTTTACAAACGCCGGTATTTACGATTCAACAGCAAAAAATAATTTTCTCATTTATGGTGATGCACAAATATCAACAGGAGCTGCAAATACAAAATTTGGAACAGGCAGTATATTTTTTGACCAAGGTGAGTCCGTAAGAGCTATGGGTAGTGGTATACCTATCGGCACAGGCCCCTTTACGATTGAAATGTTTGCTAAAATTAACAATACCGCTCACAACCCTAGTTTATTAAGAATAGCCGGTGGTAGTTTTGTATTGCAATATTATGGCGGTGAGTTTGAAGTCGGTAATGAACCAACACCATCGATTCAGGTTCCTTATACAATTGTTCCAGATAGATGGTATCACGTTGCTGTAACCAGAGATGAAAGTAATAACTTGAGACTTTTTGTTGATGGTAGACATATGAAAACAGCAACAAACTATACAACAAACTTTTCAGATGCAGATTATTTTCTAGGTAATCTATATAGCACTGGTGGTACAAGTAGAACATTAAAAGGATTTTTAGATGAAGTTAGAATTACGGTTGGCCAAGCTAGATACACCACCGCAAACTTTACACCGATGACCGCAGCTTCAGGTAATAAATCACCAGAATAGAAATAGGAGGAAAAATGTTAATTGCAATTGTAGATGGTGAATCAATACAACAAATTGGAAATTACAAAACAATGTTTCCGAATGTGTCATTTCCATCATCAGGGCCAGATCCTCAATGGTTAGAACAAAATAATAGCAAAATTGTTTTATCGACAAAACCATTTGACCGAACGACACAGAAAATAGAATCAGCCGAACCATATGTTGAAGGTGATTATGTTTATAATGTTCGTATTATAGATTTAACAGATCAAGAAACCACAGATAGGGCAAATTCGGTTAATGAACAAATAGCCACAACAAAAAGGTCTGAAAGAAATAGATTACTTACAGACACAGATTGGACTCAGATAACGGATTCTCCGCTAACAAGTGAAAAAAAGACAGAGTGGGCGAATTATCGTCAAGCACTTAGAGATTTACCTACAAATAATGATTGGCCAAACGTGGAAATGCCTAATACATCAGTTTATATTACATAAATAAAAAAGAACAACAAAAAGGAAAAATCGTGCCATACATAGGAAACGCCCCAAGAACTGCTAATTTTCTTATAGACCAATTTGATGGAGATAATAGTGAAGTCAATTTTACTTTGTCTTTAGCCCCTGGTTCACTTATCTCCATTTTAGTTTTCATATCTGGTGTAAGACAATCAATAGAAGATTACAGTTTAAATGGTGCCGTATTAACATTCTCTAGTCCACCAGCTACGGGTACAAAAAATATAGAGGTTGTTCATATTGCACATGACTCTGGAACTGTTCCTTCAGATTTATCTGTATCAACTTTAAAATTACAAGATAGAGCTGTTACTGACACGAAATTGGCGAATACGGCTGTTACTGCCGGAGACTATGGAGATGAAGATAAAATACCTGTTCTTAGATTAGATGCACAAGGTCGAGTTACAAGTGCAGCTAATGTAACAGTAAATATACCAGCTGTATACACAGATGCAAATGCCATACCAACAATACTCATGCTTGGCGGTATGTGATTAAGATAGGAAATTAAATGGCAACAAATTACAAAGTATTAGGACAAATAAACCCAACTGCAAACACAATGACGAATGCTTATAGCGTTCCTTCTGCTACAGAAACAGTAATCTCCACAATTACTGTATGTAATCAAACTGGTGATAATGTTTCTTACTCAATTGCTGTGGTACCAAACGGCACAATGCCTACATTAGATAAGCACTTTATTGTAAGAGGTGGTGCAGTACCGGCTGCTGATGCAATTGGTATTACACTAGGTATCACTCTTGATGCTGACGATCAAGTTAGATGTAACACAAATTCTAGCAATGTATCATTCAATGTGTTTGGTTCAGAAGTATCCTAATGGGTGATGGTTGTGTGTTATGAGTATTTTCAGAATAGAAAAGAAAACGATTGGAAGACCTGAAAATTTTAAATATCCTATAGGTTTAGCACCCAATCCTGCATACGGTGCTAATGCAGCTACAAGCACAACTGGTGGTACCCAAATCATAGATGGTTCTGGTCCAACTCAAAATGCAATTCACAAATTCACATCTTCAGGTGCTTTCATACCATCTTTTACCGGCACAGTAGAATATTTTCTTGTTGCTGGCGGTGGTGGTGGAGGGTATCAACTCGCAGGTGGTGGTGGTGCCGGTGCTATATTATATACAAATGATTACCCTGTAACCACTTCTTCTAATTGTTATATTACGATAGGTGCTGGTGGTGCTCAACAAACAAGAGGTGGTAATTCTACAATACAGGTTGACGATTCACCAAGTGTTTTCGTTCACGGCGGTGGTCAGGGAGGTAATGGCACGGGTGATGGAGTCCCTGGTAAACCAGGTGGTTGCGGTGGTGGAGGTGCAAGAAGAAGATTAGCGCCAACAGCAGGCGTCGGTGGCATATCAGTTAACCCACAACCATCACCAACATACAGCACTTTTTATGGTAACCCTGGAGGTCCAGGATCAAATACCGGAAATCCAGACAACAATGGTCAAGGCGGTGGTGGTGGCGGTGTAGGCGGTACTGGAGGTACTGCAGCCCCTAATGCTGGCGGTGCTGGCGGTACAGGTTTATCTTTTTCACACGACACTAATTCTACTCTTTACGGAGGCGGTGGAGGCGGTGGTATTTGGAATGGGACAGGAACAGGAGGAACTCCAGGAAGCAGTATAGGTGGGGAAGGTTCTCCTGGTGCGTATGCCGGCGGAAATGCAGTAGCTAATAGAGGTAGTGGTGGTGGTGGCGGTGGTTATGGAGGGCCTGCTCAACCAGGTGGATCTGGTGGTGGTGGATATGCCGTAGTAAGATATTTGGCTTTGCAAGGCGACCCAAATGCACCCACACATATAGTTAATTAAATGGGTATATACAACTTTAGACCAGAAGATTACGAATTTCCTATAGGGTTATCAACCTTAGTAGGAAGTGGGGGTCTAGCAAATGCAGCTACTAATGCTACAGGCGGCACACAAACAGTAGTTGGCTCAAATGCTATACACGTTTTTACATCTTCAGGAACTTTTACAGCTCAATACGATTTAACACTCGATTACTTATGTATTGCTGGCGGTGGCGGAGGTGGTGGACATGGTGCTGGTGCTGGTGGTGCAGGAGGTTATAGAAACTCATCGCCGGGTGAATTAACTGGCGGTGGCGGTTCAGCTGAAACTTCCTTAACTGTGCCAGCTGGCACTTCTCTAAGTGTAGTGATAGGTGGGGGTGGTACTGGTGGTGGTAATTCAAATGGGCAAAAAGGTGGGAATACAACAATATCGGGAACTGGAATCGGAATACAATCCGAGGGTGGTGGTTTTGGCTGCGGAGGTTACCCCAATGTAGGACCTGGAGGTCCTGGAGGTTCGGGTGGTGGGGCATCTGCTGGAGCTCCATTTGCAATACAATCTGGTGGTGTTGCAAACACAAGTGTAACTCAAGGATATAATGGAGAACCAGGTGGCTCGAGTGGTGGATATCATTCAGGTGCAGGTGGTGGTGCAGGCGAAGCTGGCGGAACTGATGGTGAAATGTATGGTGGCGATGGTTTATCATCTTCAATAACAGGCTCAGCAGTTACTAGAGCTGGTGGTGGTGGAGGTAATAGTCAATTCGGATCAAATGGTCCAGGTGGCGATGGAGGAGGTGGTAATGGTACAAACAGTCCTGGTTTTGCACAAGCTGGAACTGTAAATACTGGAGGTGGAGGTGGTTCACAACACCATTCAGCTGGTGGTGGAGGTGCAGGAGGTTCTGGTTTAGTTGTATTCAGATACCCCACTAGTGTAGCAGGCGGAACAACAAATTATTGGGATATAGGTGGTGCAAATAGTGCCATAGAAGCATCTTAAATTTAACAACTAAATAGATAAATGTCAACAACACTATTATTAAAACGAGGAAACACATCACAGACAAGCACCTTCACCGGTTTATCTGGTGAAATAACTATTGATACAGATAAAAATACAATAGTTGTTCACGATGGTTCTACAGCTGGTGGTCACGAAATAAGTGGTTCTGATGATTATGCTAGACCTCATGTTAATGCAGCTTTTGATTTAGCAAACACAAATGCCGGTTTGTTAGCAGCATCGCAAGATTATGGTTTAATTACATCATCAGCTACTGCATCTGAAGACTATGGTAGTATAACCTAAATAAAATAGATATTCAAATTGGAAAAATTATATGGCAACAGAGATACAATTTAGAAGAGGTACAACAAGTGAACACTCATCGTTTACGGGTGCTGTTGGTGAAATCACAGTTGATACCGATAAAGATACGGCCGTAGTTCACGATAATTCTACTGCTGGTGGTTTTCCTTTAGCCAAAGAAGTCCATGCTAACAAAGGGTTTGACCACGCCAATGCAGCTTTCGCTAAGGCTAATACAGTTGCAGTTGGAACAGCCAATTCGATCACAGTACAAGAAATAGCAGATGGTGCTGTTCAATCTAACTCGGTTGCAGATGATATAGCATTAACAAATGTTACAATTACAACATCGAATACCACAGTTGCTAATGTTGTTCAGTTTAATGCTACACACATTGCTTTAGGCGAAGTCTCTGGCACCGCAACTATTAACACTTACAATGGCACTTATTTTTCAGCAAATACAACGGGCGCTTGCACATGGACTTTTACAGGAGGACCTGATAGTTCAAAAGCATCTGGATTCGTATTAGAATTAACAAGTGGTGCAGGCAATACAGGCACAGCATATACACAAACTTGGCCGGCAGCTGTAAAATGGCCAGGTGGTTCAGCACCAACTTTGACTCAAGGTGAAACAAAAGTTGATGTTTTAGTTTTTATAACTGATGATGGTGGCACAACATGGAGGGGTGCTTTATCACAACAAGATAGCTCATAAT